GGCGGGGGTTGCGGGGGCGGTGATCGGGATGTCGGCCCGTCGCCGACGAGCTCCGGCTGACACGATTCCCCCTTTGGGGAGCACAACGCCTTTTGCAGTTCCAACAACCTCACGCTCAGCCCCCGCCGCCTTGTCAATCGCCTTCCCCACATTCAACGACTTCGGAAACCCACTGCTGTACAACCACGCAATACTGTCACGGATCTCAAACCCCGCGTCCTCAACCGCGCACGCTAACCGGTGCCACGTCCTCGTCCCCCCAAACGCCAACAAATGACCGCCCGGTTTCAGCACCCGGTACACCTCATCGGCCCACGTCTGGCACCATGCCTGAAACTCGGCCATATCGCTGGACGGCTTACGATCCCAGTCCGGTGACGTACACCCGCAACGGTTCTTGCCACGCTGACGGCCACCACAAGCACGACAGTTCGCGTTCCGGTTATCACCGAAAACCGGCAAAGAAAGGTTCCCTTCCCTACCCTCGAAACCGACAGCGCGTGACGGGGAAACCGCCCACGGCCGATCCCATTCCTTCCCCATGAATTCCAACCCGTAAGGCGGGTCAGTCACCACCGCGTCCACGCTGCTCGCTGGCAGCCCCCGCATCACCTCAACACAGTCCCCGTGATACACGACCACACCGGGCAACACCAACCAAGGCTCCATCACACCAACCCCACCATACGGGCGCACGACCACGGCGACCAGTCCCGGCCCCCGTGGCTCATCCGCCACGCCACGCGGAGGTTCTTCACCGGATCGAACAGTTGCGCATTCGAGTTCAGCCCGTACTTCTTCCGCCGCGCCGGGCCGAGATCGCCGATCATGTTGATCATCATCAGCCCGTAACTGTTGTCCCCCGTGCCCGGGTCGTTTGTGTGCGCCCTCGGCTGGTGCCGGGACTCGCACCTCGCGATACGGGCAACCTGCCGCGCCCGCTCAGGGGTGAACCCCACAGCGCGGGCGATCCTAAAAACATCCCTGCCGCGTAACGGTTCACCATGATCACGGTACTCTGCCATCACCCGCTGCCGTGGCGGCAGTTCAACCGCGTGAACCGGGGGCACGGTCACGCAACACAGCAACAACTCGACAACCATCCCACACCACCTCCCGATGTTATAGTCTCCCTAGTGTAAACCCAACCGAGGAAGGAAAGCAATGAAACGCGCCATCATCGCCGCAACCGCAGCAATCGCACTCCTCATCACCGCCGCCCCCGCCGAAGCCGCCCGATGCAACCAAGCCTGCCAAATGAAACGCCTCCTCGTCACCGAAGACCCCTCGTGGCGAGTCATCTCCAACAAGGAAATCGGCAAACTCGGTCGAACCCTATGCAGCCTCCTCGACGACGGTCTCGACCATGTGTTCCTCGTCGAATACATGACCAGCGAGGACTTCGAAGAGGACTGGGCGATCCAACTACTCGCCGCGTCCGTTGTCATCATGTGCCCCCGCCACACGCTATGACATGGCAGGCGGTATGCGTCCAATGCGGGTGGAAAACCCGGGGCGCCACCCTTGACGAAACCATCACCACCATGACCCAACACGAGAAAACCCATCCACCGAGCACCAACATCGAACACGAACGGTTCAAAGGAAGAGGAACATGGGGCCACGCGACCTTGCCATCATGAGAGCGCGAGGCCGATGCGAAATGTGCGGCAAACCGGGCGGCAACATTCACCACCGCCGACCACGCGGCATGGGCGGAACAACCAAACCTGACACAGCCGGCAACCTTCTCCTCCTATGCGGGTCCGGCACCACCGGATGCCACGGGTGGGTCGAAAGCAACCGGGCAGCATCACTCGCACAAGGCCTCCTCGTCAGACAAGCCGCCGACCCGCTCACCACCCCCATCTACCTGAAAGGACACTGGTGGATTCACACCGACGACGGTCAGAGGAAAAGATCGACCCCAACCACCGACGTCACATAGTCAGCAGCGCGCTCACCCTCGCGGAGTTCGAAGCGCTCGAAACGATCTGCCAACAGGCGCAAACCACGAGAAGCGCCTGCATCCGCGACCTGCTCCTGCCCCACCTACAGGGAGACACAAATGGAGATTGAGGACATCATCACACGCCTCACCGAGTTGGGGCACCTGTTAGACAAGGCCACCAAAGAAGCAGCCGAATGGGATGAACGCACAGTTGAAGCGAAAGCGGTCAACGAAACCGCGTACGCCCGAGCGTTCCTCACCAACGAAGGACCAGTTGACCACCGCCGCCAGAAAGCGCTCCTCGACACCGCGGAGCAACGCCGCGCATACGACATCAACGACATGTGCTACCGGGCGTGCCGTGAACGGATCCGCACCCTCACCATACAGATAGAGATGACCCGCAGCATCGCCAGCGCACGCAAAGCCCAGTTCGCAGCCGAAACAACCGGGCAGACACCGTGACCCCCGACGAAGTGCGCGCCCTCATCATCCACGAAACCGGGGACCGCGGCAAGCAACAGAAAATCGGGCCAAGCGAACTAGGCGGATGCCGCAGGCGCACCTACCACCGAATCCACGCGACACCACACACCAACACCCCCATGCTGCTGCCAGCGCTCCTCGGAACAGCATGGCACAAGCACATAGAAACCGTCCTACAGAAACAAGACCGGTACCTGCTCGAACAGAAAGTGGAACACGGCAACCTACGCGGCACAATCGACTGTTACGACACGCAAACCAACAAGATCATCGACTGGAAAACGATCCAGACGAAGAACATCCCCTACTTCCCAACGCAGCAGCAGAAATGGCAGGTCCACACCTACGGTTGGCTCATGTCCCACCAACGGCCAGTCGAAACCGTGTGCCTCGTCGGCATACCCCGCGACGGCACCGAGCACGACATCATCACACACACCGAACCGTACGACCCCGGCGTCGCTGACAAAGCACGCGCATGGCTCGCCGACATCGAAACCCGCACCGAACCGCCCACCCCCGAAAAGCCCCGCAACTTCTGCCGCCACTGGTGCCCCTACTACGACCCCAGCGGGAGAACCGGGTGCCCCAGCACCTGACAGGCCCACCAGCGCTCGCGAACGCAGCCTGCAAAGGGGCCGACCCCACACTGTTCGACCAGATACACCACCCGCACACGCAGCCCGCGCTCCGCATCTGCGCACAATGCCCGGTCACCAGCATATGCGAGGAATGGGTCGACCCGCGACGGAACCTGTTCCACGGAGTCGCGGGGGGTAAAGTGTGGGAACGCGGACAACAGATAGGGGTCACCCGGAATGAATCACATGACAGTCGTCGGCAACCTTGTCGCTGACCCTGAGTTGAGATTCACGAAAAACGGCAAAGCCGTCGCCAACTTCACGATCGCCGTCAACAGGCGAGTTCGAACCCCCGACGGGGTATGGCAGGACGGTGACGTCATGTTCCTCCGCGCCGTCGCATGGCACATCACCGCGCAGAACGTCACCGACAGCCTCCGCAAAGGTGACAGGGTGATCGCCACCGGAGAGATGACGGTCACCGAATACGAGGGCAAGGATGGGGTGAAGAGAAACAACCCCGAGTTGCGGGTCACCGAGATCGGGGCGAGTTTATGGAGAAGCACCGTCGGAATCAACCGGCCCACTGACGCGGACTTCTGATGCCCGTCCTGCCGGATGTCCCATACACCGACTTCAGCGAGATCGGGTCAAGCGGTCTACGCCGCTCTGGCGGGTACATCACCGAGGAGTTCCTCCCCGCCCTTCAACAGTACCGGGGCGCCCGCGTCTACCGGGAAATGGCCGACAACGACCCCGTCGTCGGGGCGATCCTGTTCGCATTCGACAAGGTCATCACCCGCCTCCAATGGCACGTCGAAGGGGCCGACCCGCGCACCGCCGAATTCGTCGAGGAATGCCTGCATGACATGAGCGACTCGTGGGACGCCACCCTGTTGAACATCCTCAGCATGCTCACCTACGGTTGGGCGTACCACGAGATCGTGTACAAGATACGCGGCGGGCTGCATGAGGAAAGCGCCCAGTTCCGCAGCAAGTACACCGACCGCCGCATCGGGTGGCGCAAATGGGCCGGACGCGGGCAGGAAACCCTTCAGGAATGGATGATCGACACAAAAGGCGGCATCCAAGGCATGATCCAGATGGACCCCTACGCGGGCGGCATGCACGTCATCCCAATCGAGAAGGCGCTCCTGTTCCGCACCACCACCAACCGGAACAACCCCGAAGGGAAATCGCTTCTCCGCAACGCCTATGTGCCATGGTTCTACAAGCACAAGATTGAGGAAATCGAAGCGGTCGGAGTTGAACGCGACCTCGCAGGCCTGCCCATCGCGTACGTCCCACCCGAATACCTCATGAGCACCGCCACATCGAACCAGAAAGCGGTCCTCGCCAGCATCACCGACATAGTGCAAAACGTGAAACGCAACGAACAGGAAGGCATCATCTTCCCAGCAGCGTACGACGAGCAGAACAACCGCGTCTTCAGCATCGAACTTCTCAGCGCAGCCGGTAACCGGCAGTTCGACACCGGTGCGATAGTGCAACGCTACGACCAGCGCATCGCCGTCAGCCTTCTCAGCGATTTCCTCCTCCTCGGCACCGACCGGGTAGGAAGTTTCGCCCTCGGCAGGGAGAAGATCGACCTATGGACCATGGCAGTTGACAGTGTTGCGAAATCGATCTGCGAGGTCGTCAACCAGTACGCCATCCCACGGCTGATGAAACTGAACGCGATGAGCACCGTCGACATGCCACGCCTCACCTACGGGCAGGTCGACAGCATCGACATCACCAGCATCGCCGACTTCGTCGAGAAGATGACCGGCGCCGGCATCATCACACCCGACCCGGACCTCGAACAGCACATGCGGGGCCTCGCCGAACTACCAATGCCCAACCCCGAAGAGCAAATGCCCGCCCAACCGCCCGAGCCGCCATCACCCGAGCCGCCATCACCGCCCCAGCCTTCATGACGCTCGTCAGCAAACGCCGGCTGCGGGCGACACCCGCGTTACGGGTCACCCTCACCCCGAGCGAGCAGCGTCTCATCCGCATGCTCATCACCGCATGCGAACAGGTCGCCGCCCGAATCGACATGACAGCCCTGCTGCACGCCCTACAACACGGGCCAACCGAAGCCGCCGTGAACGCTGTCGACCTCAGCCCGTTCGCCGACATCGCCGGCCCATGGGCAGACGAGTTGACAACGGAAACCCTTGACGCCGGCTCACGCACCAGCATGATCGTCCGCAAACAGTCCATCATCGAGATCGCGTTCGACCGGCAACGCCCCGAAGCGCGACAATGGGCTCGCCGTAACGCGGCCAACCTCATCACCAACATCGACGCCGACCAGCGCAAAGCGATCCGAGGGTGGGTCGCCGACAGCATGACCGGCCGGTACACCGTGTATGAGGTGCAAGACATGATCCACGACACCGTCGGGCTCACCCCGCAGCAGACCGTGTGGGTGCGCAACTTCTACGACCGGACCCGCGCCCGCTTGTCGAAACTACCAGCCGGCCGCGCTCAGGATCTCGCGGTGCAACGCAGCGGCAGGTACGCCAACAGGCTGCTCCGCTCCCGAGCCGAGACGATCGCCCGCACCGAGGTGATGCGCGCCCTCAGCGAAGGTCGCCGGCTCGCATGGCGGCAACAGGTCGACAACGGTGTGCTTCACCCGTCCACGCTGAAAATGTGGGTATCGCAACGGGACGGCCTCGTCTGTGACAGGTGCATAGAGTTCGACGGGATGCGGGTCCCCGTGCTCACCGAGTTCCCATCCGGTGACCCGCCCGCGCACCCCAATTGCCGGTGCTCTCTGATCCTCATTCCCACAAGCCCAGTTGACCAGCACGGCGTCGCCGACCTGTCCGGCATGACCGATGACGAACTACGCGACGAGTTGCAGCGCCTTCTGCAAGGGGACCTGCCCGTGTTGCAGAAACCGGCACCCGAAGGTGACGCCCTATGGGCCATGGTCGCCGAAAGTGAACCGCCCACCGTCACCGGCAGCAGAATCATCGACGCCTTCCGTGACATCCGAGGGTACACCGCCGACCCGTCAACGGTGAACATGAACCTGTTCAGGGATCTACTGTCCAACGGTCAGCAGGTGCTGTACCGGCTGCCAGTTGACGACAAACTCGCTCGCACCGCGGTCGCCGGCGCCACCTACGGACGGGGCGAGTACCTGACATCTGACCGTCAACGTTTCATGCGGTGGGCGCGTGACGAGTTCCCCAACGTGCGTGAACGGGCCGAGCAGTTGGAGAACCTGCGCAACGTCATCTTGCACCCGCAAGCGACCACAATCGAATGGGAAGAACTGTACGAACAATGGCTGGGGGCGCGTGACGAGTTCGAATCCCCTATCGCGTTAGCCGTCGCACGCGGGTATGACGCGATCATGTACCGGCTGAAAAGCGGGCAGATCGTGTATAACGTGCTCAATGGTGCGGCGATCGTGAAGCCCCGATGAGTGTCCTGTTCGAGCCGGACGTGAACCGGTTGCTCGTGTGGGCTGTTCCCCGTTCCACGTTGAACGGCAGGGAATGGGAGGTGCTGAACGTGCTCCTCGGCGTGGTCCGATGGGAGGACACCCCACCATGGATCGTTGACGCGATCAGGGATGTCCCACCGCCTCGGCCGCCGAACACAGGCCATCTTCTCGCGTAGGATTCCCGCATGCGGGTCGCCGATTTGCTCGTTGATATCAGCGACACCCCAACAGACATACTCAAAGCGGTAACCGACAAGGGTGGGGCTGCTGGCGCGCTCGCCGCGCACGAGTTGACGATGCGCGGCCATCCGCATCCCGTCGACGGAACGTACGCCATCACAGGTGACGACGGAACACTCATCATCGACCGCACAGGTCTGCGTAAAGCCACGAACATGGCGTACGTCAAACACCTGCAAGGGGAGCACGACCAGAAATCCCACGGCAGTTGGGCTGCCAGCGTGTCCCCCGAGGTGGTGCGGACAATCCTCGAAGGGATCAAAGCCACCGGTGGCCTGTCCGTCAAACTTCACGACGGCAGCATGCCGACCGAAGGGTTCATGGTCGCCAAGGGCACCGAGTTCGGGGAGATCGTGAAAGCGTCCGATTTCTTCGAGCCGGCCGAAGCGCGGCGAATCCTGTCGGACTACGCCCGCACGCACCGCAAGCAGTTGGACTCGGAGCAGAACTACCTCGGCCTATGGCATAATGTGGATGACGGAAATGTGTACCTTGATGTGTCAGAGAACATCATGGACGAAGACGAGGCAACAAGACGTGGCCGCGAACGCGACCAGATCTCGATATGGGATGTGGTCAACCTAAGAGAGATACCGACAGGAGGAACAGGTGCCGTCACAAAGGAATCCCGTCGACGTGGTGCAACTCCCAGTCATGTCGGAGATGACCGACGAACAGATCGACGCTTGGGCCGACGAGATGTGGGAGAAGGTCGTGAAGCCTATGAAGGAACGGTACGAAGCGCAACAGCGCGAAAAGAAGTAGCGAAACATCTAAAAGGGGAGCATGACCAGAAATCGCATGGCAGTTGGGCTGAAGGTGTTGCGGATCTGCCGCAGGGGTGGACCCGCGGCGAACGCCTCACGACAGTAGTCCAAAACCCTTATGCGCGCGCGGATTGGAATGAAGCCAGCGAGTACGCCTTCGATGTAGATGTCTACCGCGGACCCAACAACAGCACGGTCATGGTGCAAGTCGGTAAATCCGAGGGTGGTCTCCCTAACTACCCGGATGCAGTGGGCGATCAGCAGATCAGGGACCAGTTGGAGACGGTGTCCGCGTTGCAGGCTGTCGCACCTGTTGACGGTCTTCAGGTAAGGATAGGGTATTCGTGGTTTGAGTATCGGCCGGGGACGCATACCGCGCTCGGGTATGTCCGTTCGTCGCAGAACGGTGCCGCGGACACGACCATCAACTTGACCCCTGCCGCTGTCAAAGCGGAAAAGATGACAGACAGGCATATGCCGGTGTTGGGTAGTACGCCGAACAGGTACACGTTGATCCATGAGTACGGGCACCTTCTCGATAAGCGTTCACGGGAGACCTCTGACGCGGACAAGGTTGCCGTGTTGACCCAGTTCCAAACGGGGGTGAGTCAATACGCGCTGAGCGACGAGTACCCGATGTCTGGGCGGGAGGCGTTCGCGGAGGCGTGGACGGGATGGTTCGGATCGGAGGGGTGGCTCGGCACGCCCGAGGGTAGGAGCCCGTTCGTGAAGTATTTCGCTGATAAATATGGGTGGGACGTGGGCAGTTGGGATCCGGCGAGACGCCCGGGGCCGGGACCGTCCGCGGGGTTCGCGAAGGCTGCCAACATCGGGCCGGATGAGGATTTCTTCATCGTCGAGGGTGAGGACAGGGCGTACGCGGTTCCCGTGAACGACCGGGTAGCGAAGCACCTGCAAGGGCGGCACGATCAAAGATCGCACGGCAGTTGGGCAGCGGCACGGGTCGCGGACAAGGCCCCGTCCGCTGACAGGTCAGCCGCCGCAGTTCAAGCGGCCCGCGCTCTGCGGGAACGTGTCAGCGCTGTCGAACCGCAGGTCACGAGGGACATGAAACGTATCGCCGCCAGCGTCGGCGGGCGGATGGCGGGATTAGAGTTCAGGTTGAAGACGACCGACTCGCTTGCGAGGAAGATCGACGCTGACGCGGTCGCAGAGTTCGACGGTGACCGTGAAGCGGCGGCCGCGAAGATCGGTGACGCTTTGCGGTACACGATGATCGTCGGCGACGGGGACTACACCACGAGCGTGCCGGAAACGATGGCCGAGTTGGAACAAGCCGGCTACACCGTTGGGCGTGTGAAGAACTTCTGGCAGACAGGTGACCCTTACGATGGTGTCACCGTGAAAGTGGAAAAGGACGGTGCGCTCATAGAGTTCCAGATGCACACCCCGACATCGTTCAAAGTGAAGGAAACCGAGTTGCATGTCGACTACGAGGCGTACCGGCAGGAAACCGATAACACGGAACGCCGCAGGCTGTGGCAGCAGATGATCGACAAGGCAGCACGGATACCAAGACCAGCCGAGTACGGGGCGCTGCTCGGTATCGGCACTCTTATCCTTCAGGAATTCCAGACAGCGCAACAGGCCGGTGTCGCATGACATCGGTCAGGTACTTCGCGAAATGGTCGCCCGGGGAGCAGCCGTATTCGTACCGGCGTTTCGTGATGACCGGTGACTCGTTGCGTGAGGAGGTGTGGACGGGCAGCCGGTGGGAGGATGACGGGTGGGACGCGGTCGCCCGCATGCTGGCAACCGGTGAGGGTGACCATTGGGAGATCACCGAAACGTTGGCTGGTAAGACGTGGCCGGGTTCAACGGGGATCGTGAACAAGCACGGGCGGCACGATCAACGCTCGCACGGTAATTGGGCTGTCGGCAGGGGCGGGTCAAGGGACGGCCGCACACGGTCAGGGAGAAGGGTGCGGTCAGGCACGGGCAGGCTCGTTCGTGTTCTCGGTGACCCCGCTGAGGACCCGAGCGTTGTCGAGGAAGCGGTACGCAGGATGAAGGCGGGGGAGATCGTCGAGTTCGATGACGCGGGTCATGTTCACACGTTCGTGAAGGAACTAGCGGTGTTGTCGCAACGGGCACGCGACGAGGGCGGCAAGTTGGACATCGACCTGTGTCAGGTGAGCGTGCCGGGGACGAACGTTTTCTGTACGGGCAACCTCGGCATTGAACGCGCTGACATGCCGCAGTTGTCCGGACGCACAGTTGAAGGGTCACGGGCACGCCGAGAAGCGGAACGACAGGATTCCACGAAACCTGTTGCCGAGCGGGAAGTGAAGATCGGTGAGCAGTTCACCGAAGCGTTGACCGACATGGGTGTCGGGGTTCGTGAGCGCACGATGCCGGCTTCGCAGTTGCGCGCGAGCCAGTCACAACTTGTCGGCGCGAACGTTGCGTGGATGATGACTGACCCCGGTTACGCCCGGCAGTTGCGGGAGGGACGGATCTTCGTGAGCAGGGACGGGTACGTCATCGACGGGCATCACCGTTGGGCTGCGCTGGTAGGCCTTGATCTGGCGGATGGCGTCACGGGAGATGTGGACATCGACGTTGTCGAGGTCGATATGCCTATCAGTGAAGCGTTGCAGTACGCGAACGAGTTCGCCGCTGACTATGGGATAGCACCGAAGGAGGGTTAGCCGGTGCCAACCCTGATCATCGAACTTGACGACACCCGCAAGCACCTGCAAGGGCAGCACGATCAGGCATCGCACGGGGTGTGGGCGAGGTACGGGGCGCAACGGCAAGCCGAGTTGGAGAGCACAGCCGAACGTATAGCCGGCGTGATGGGTGAGGTGCGCACCATGGCAGATGTCATGGCGTACGACCCTCGGACACCGGAAGGGAAAGAGATGTACACGCGGGCGGCTGAAGCGATATTCGGAACGTTCGAGCATCCCGACTATGAGGTGGGCGACGTCGAATGGCGACGCAGCACCAGCGAGGGAGGCCTGATCGTTGAAGGGGCGATTTATAGAAAGGTTGACCCTGCTGACGAGGCCCTGTCAGCGGATGTGCTGGGCGCCTTGCCACGGCCCCTCAGACCGAAGGTTGGAACGTTCGAACGTGTCTTCAGTAGCGACGGCACCGAGGTTGAGCACCATTGGATGCAATTTACAAGAGAAGTGCAGGGCAACGGGATGGGCACCGATTTCATCCGCCATTCCGAGAACTCTTACATCGTGATGGGTGTGCAACAGATCAAAGTGACCACCGGCCTTGATCAGGGCGGCTATACGTGGGCTCGGATGGGGTTCAACTTTGATGACCCGGCCAAGGAAGCACCCGGGTTCGCGCGCCGTCTTGGGATCATCCTCAGCCAAGACGAACTTTATAACGACCTGACCGATGAGCAGAGAAGCAGCGTGAGAGAGATCATCGACAGGGTGAACACGGCTGTCGAGGATGGTGATGACGCATCTTTGCCGACGGCGTACGAGATTTCGCAAGCGGGACGGTTGCCGGGTATGGACCCGCGGCTGACACCATGGCCGGGCTACACGGCTATGGCCGGTACTCAATGGACGGGATTCAAGGACCTGTCCTCTGACGCTGCAAGATACCGGCGCCTTATAGGGATGGAGAAACGACGGGCAAACGCGGTGTCCCGAGCGGTCGCTAAGGCGTTCGAGGAATGGTGCCGGTATTGCGAGGAAACCTACCCGCAGTTCAACCCTGAAGATCCAACGTTGCAGCAGTTGGATGACGAATTCCGCATCTACAACGAGCGCCTCGTCGGCGTAGCCGAGTTGAAGGAGGAACAGGGCATGAGGAAGCACCTGCAAGGGCAGCACGATCAACGGTCCCACGGGGTGTGGGCACGGTACGGGGCGCAACGTAAGGCCGAGTTGGAGGACACGGCAGAGCGGATGGCCGCTGTGATGACGGGCGGTATCAGGCCGATGGCGGACATCGCCGCGGATCAGAATGACCAAGAGATCGAGGAAGTGGGTGAAGCGATATGGGGAACGTTCAATAACGGGGAGTATTACGTTGCCGATTTGGCGTCCTACGCGCAAGGTGGGGGTTATGCGACCTTCTCCGGTAATATCAGGCGCGTCGACGATGATCAGGTCATCGGCGAGTTCTCGCGCATGTATTCTTCGAGGGACGGCGGGTACATGAAGCATGCCCTCTTCGAGATTGCCGAAAGCGAACAGGCAAGCGGGTTGGGTACTGAGTTCATCAGGCATGCTGAGAACGCTTACATCGTGTTGGGCATCCCTGAGATTCATGTGCTTGCCGGGCTGGATCAGGGTGGGTATGTGTGGGCGCGGATGGGGTTCAACTTTGATGACCCGGAGCAACAGGCGACGACCTTCGCGGACGAGTTGGAGGATCAGTTGAGGACTCGTGGGGGGTTGACAAATGAGCAGAAGGGGCATATGCAGGACCTCCTCGACAGGACAGAGGAAGCGATCATGACGGGTGCTGTTGATGAGATCCCGACGGCGTACGAATTCTCGCAAGCGGGACGGATGCCCGGTATGAACCCGAAAGACGGGGACACATGGCCGGGGTATGAGATGATGGCCGGCTCATGGTGGAACGGGAACAAGAAACTTGATCCGGGGTCCGCGCGTATGCGTCAGATGATGGGTGTTGAGAAGCAGGGCAGTAGGGCTGACCGGGTGTCCCGAGCGGTCGGGTTGGCGTTCGACGAGTGGTACCGGTATTGCAAGGAGATGTACCCAGATTTCGACCCTGAGGACCCGACAGCGCAGCAGTTGCACGACGAGTACCGTATCTACGGGGAGAGGCTCGCAGCGGTGGTGTGATGCCGTACTTCATCACCGGTGACCATTCACGTTGCGACGGGTGGGCGGTGGTCACCGGTGATGGGCGCATGCTTGGCTGCCATGAAACGAAGTACAAAGCGGTAGGGCAGATGGTCGCGGTCAGCATGGCGGAAGGTCTGACCCCGGGCGGCGAGTTCCCGGGTGTGGTGAGGAAGCACCTTCGCGGTGAGCATGATCAGAAATCGCACGGGTCGTGGGCTCGGGGTCGGGCGAGCGTGGACGTGTCCGCGCCGTTAGCGGCTGCGGTGCTGGTGTCCGATGACGGAAAGTACCGGTGGTCGTTTCAGAAGGGTGCGTGGGAGCGGGCTGGGCGCACGGCCGTGGACACAAGCCCTAACCATGACTACTTCAGAATTACACAGACTGTGGCAAAAGCGGTCATATCCGTGAACTTGGCACACGACATGTACGACGGTGACCTGCATGGGAGGATGACGAACCCGCAGGAACGAGTTGAAGGTGACACGGTCACATTGGATGAGGCGTTGATCAGGGCGCAGATAGACAGGCTCCTCGCAGAGGGAAGACTGGCAGCGGACGTAGATCCGATTGACGATGATGTTCGGCAACTTGTGGACATGGTCAACGCGGAGAGCCGTCATCTCGTCAGTAAGGATGAGGTGATCATGAACGCAGGGAGAGCCATAGTCGATATGTTCATCCATCCCCCATTTGATTCATACACCTTGCGACGGATGGTTGAAACGATAACAGGACATAAGGTGGTGTATGCACGCAATGATGATGGGTCTACTGAAAAGTATGCGGTTCTTGGTTTCGTATTGAAAGCGAAGCCGAGTGACGGCAGCATGAGAAAAGTGGAATCACTAGAGCGAATCCAAGCCGCGCTGGTATACGATTTCGCGTCGGGTGAGGTTGTGCGGATGGCAGTGAAAGGTGGAGATCCCGACGTGGTTGGTTTCCACGATATCGTCCGACCGGATGGTCAGGCAATCGGTAATCTGCGTGCGATCCCAAAGCCGGCTGCCGGTGAAGTTGCGAGTGTCCGATTGCAGAACGGGGCCGGATTGTTGTTGGGTATTGTGGGTGACCCCGCGGGGGAGGGGCGGTTGTTGTGGCCCGAGCGGATGCCGCAGTTGCTATCGGACGGGCCAGACGGCACACGGGGTTTGATGAGAGCAAACATGGTGAGCACCATGGTGCGAGCATGGGCGGAGTCGTCAACCGCTGGCCTGTCAACAACGATGCAGGAATCAGCGAGAAGGATGTACGGCACTAATCCTCGTGTCACATCTCAGGATGTCGGGCGAACCCTTGGGGATGCGTACGTCAACACTGTGGTGGACAAGTTCGTGAGGGGAATGTATGACCGTACACAGTGGGAACTGAACAAGGCTGGCATTGAGTACGTCGATGTGTACAGGGGCATTGAGGTCATGGAATACCGTGATGAGAACCTCGCAAGGGTGACAGCGCAAGCGCAGCCAGCGTTCACGACAACGCAGACCGGTAACCCCATGAGTTCATGGTCGACCGATAAGGAGATTGCTCAGGAGTTCGGCGGCAGGGGGTATATCGGCATGATGCGGGTGCCGAGGCGGGACATCATCTCAACATCTTTCACAGGTGTCGGGGTGTTGAACGAATATGAGGTTGTGACGTTGGGAAGGCCACAACTCCAGTTCTGGCTTCCGACAGACGTGTTCCGGAAACTAGCACCGGGTGTCACGTTGGATCAGGTGGCGGAGGTGCTGCCGGAGGTGTCCGAGGGAGGTTTCGGGCGTGAAGAGGGAATGACGTACGTTAGCGGTGCGATGATGGCTTTTGACGTTGAGAAGATCCTTGAGCGTGCTGGGCTGCTTCGATGAACATTGACGAGTTGGCCCCGGACTGGGTGAAGCGTAGTTGGGATTTGCCGCGTGATGAGTACACGTTGCGCATGTTCTACGGGGAACGGTGGTGGGATTACTTGTCGCAGTTGGCGTGCTGGTCGGGGGTTCCGGATGATGTGATGAGGTTGGTGCCGGAGTATGCCCGTTCACGGGTGGTGAAACATCTGAAAGGTGAGCATGACCAGTTATCGCACGGCAGTTGGGCTAGGGGCAGGGGTGGTGTAGCGAGCGGGGTAGCGTTGAGCCTTGCGACAGTGCCGACGATGTTCACGTCCAGTAATGGGAAATGGATTTGGGATCTGGGCAGTTCTGTTCAGCAATGGGTTCCCGTCGGGAAGGAGAAGCCGTACGCTAACCGTGAGGCCCGGCATGGGTTGGCACCTGCGGGGTTTGTGAAGTTACGGGTCGCGGCTAACGTGACCGAGGACATGTATGACGGGGACATGGAAGGTGACGCGCCTATGGTTCCTGTCACGGATGAGTTGCGCGCTTTCATGGGAGAGCATTTAGCGGGTAGGGACACGTTGACGTTGGATGAGGCGTTGTACTTGGCGGCCGCTAGGAATGAGGACAGGTATACGCCAATAACACCGCAGCAGG